TGCGTGATCTCTCTGGCATACTACTCTGCCCAGAAGAATTATACCCTACACCGGGAAATGCCGGCTGGAAAAGGCTTTGCAGATATTGTGTTTGAGCCGAATCGAAACTGCGATTTGCCTGCTCTGATCGTTGAGCTAAAGTGGGGACATTCTGCAGAAGAGGCAGTGGAACAGATCAAGCGGAAGGATTATCTGGATTGCCTGAAGAATTATACCGGCGAGGTTCTTTTGGTTGGTGTGAATTATGATAAGGAAAAGCGGCATACTTGCCGGATTGAACGGGTGAAGATATAAGGCAGCCACTTCAAAAACAGACATAGAACAAACCTCCTCCTCTCCAGCTTCCAAAAATTGAACGAAATCTCAAAAAATCCTCTGTTTTTCTTGACAAAGAACACTCGATCATGTTATAATAGATCTATCAAAAATATGTGATATATTTGAAAACGAAGGAGGCATATTATGAAGAAACAATGGAAACGGCTGGCGGCCCTTTCGTCGGCAGCAGTCATGGCGGCGGGAACGCTGCTGTACTTCCCGACCGACACCCTGCAAAATATCTCGTGGGGGATCACGGCGAGTGCGGAGGAAACAGGTGCAGTGACGTGGAACGAAGACAACCTGACCTGGACACTGGATGCTGAGGGCACACTAACCATCAGCGGCTCAGGGGCGATGAAGGATTACGCTTACAATACTAACAATAGCCCTGCATACAACAATAGCAACATAAAAAAAGTTGTGATTGAAGATGGCGTTACAAGCATCGGAGAGTATGCGTTTCAGAGTTGCACCGGTTTAACCAGCATCAAAATTCCGAAAAGTGTCACAAACATCGGAGAGTGTGCATTTTATAGATGCACTGACTTAAAAAGCATTGAAATTCCGGATAGTGTCACAAGCATCGGAAATTATGCGTTTTCCGATTGCACCAGCTTGACAAGCATCACCATTCCAAGTAGTGTCAAAAGCATCGGAAATGGTGTATTTAGTAAATGCAACAAGCTGACCGTATACCTTGAAAACGGCTCTGCGCTGACAAGCGAAAGCCTCGGCGTAGATGCAAGCAAAATCAGAACCTACTGGAACGAAGACAGCCTGACCTGGACACTGGACGCTGAGGGCACACTGACCATCAGTGGAACAGGGGCGATGAAGGATTACTTTCACGATAGCCCTGCAACCCAGAAGAAAGACATTGTAAAAAAAGTTGTGATTGAAGAAGGCGTTACAAGCATCGGAGATTATGCGTTTTTCGGTTACAGCAGTTTAACAAGCATTGAAATTCCGGAAAGCGTCACAAGCATCGGAATTTATGCGTTTTTCAATTGCACTGGCTTAAAAAGCATCACCATTCCAAAGAGTGTTGCAAGCGTAGGAGATAAAGCATTTTCCGGCTGTATTGCTCTGAAAGAGGTGCTTCTTGAAGGCGGCTCTACACTGACAAGCGAAAATTTCGGTGAAGTTGCAGACAAAGTTGTAACCCGCTGGAACGAAGGCGAACTGACCTGGACACTCACCGCCGACGGCACAATGACCATCAGCGGCACAGGAGCGATGAAGGAGTATTATGGTTCTGACAATAGCCCTGCATACTACAATAGTAAAATAAAAAAAGTTGTGATTGAAAATGGCATCACAAGTATTGGAGCTTATGCGTTTTCCGGTTGCACCAATTTAGCAAGCATCGAAATTCCGAGTAGTGTCACAAGCATCGGAAATGGTGCGTTTTCTGATTGCAGCAGCTTGACAGACATCACGATACCAAGTAGTGTCACAAGCATCGGAGATCATACGTTTTACGGTTGCAACAGCTTGACAGGCATCACGATTCCGGAGAGTGTCACAAGCATCGGAGCTTCTGCGTTTTATGACACACCTTGGTTAACAAATAAACAGAAGGAAAATAATTCACTTGTGATCGTAAATGGGATCTTGATTGACGGCACAGTTTGTTCAGGAGAAGTAACGATTCCGGACGGTGTCACAAGCATCGGAAATTCTGCGTTTTTCGGTTGCAGCAACATGACAAGCATCAACATTCCAAAAAGTGTCACAAGCATTGGAAATGGTGCGTTTTCCATTTGCACTGGCTTAACCAGCATCAACATTCCGGAAAATGTTACAAGTATTGGAAATGGTGCATTTCAGCGTTGCAGTAATTTGGCAAGCATCAAGATTCCGGACGGTGTCAAAAGCATTGAAGATAATGCGTTTTATGAATGCACCGGCTTAACCGGCATCACGATTCCGGAGAGTGTCACAAGCATCGGAAAATTTGCGTTTTACAATTGTACCGGCTTAACCAGTATCGAAATTCCAGAGGGTGTCACAAGCATCGGAGAATATGCGTTTGACAGTTGCAACAAATTGGCAAGCATCACGATTCCAAGTAGTGTCACAAGCATTGGAGTTGGTGTGTTTAATCATTGTTCTTCTTTGAAAGAGGTGCTTCTTGAAAACGGCTCTACGCTGACAAGCGGAAACCTCGGCGCAAACGAAAGCCAAATCGGAACCTACTGGAACGAAGACAACCTGACCTGGGCACTCACCGCCGACGGCACAATGACCATCAGCGGCAAAGGGGCGATGAAAGCCTATAATTGGGACTCTGGTAGCCCTGCAACCCAGGAGAAAGACAGCGTAAAAAAAGTTGTGATTGAAGATGGCGTTACAAGCATCGGAGATTATGCGTTTTTCGATTGCAACAGTTTGACAGACATCACGATTCCAAGTAGTATCACAAGCATCGGAATTTGTTCGTTTTACAATTGCAGCAATTTAGCAAGCATCGCAATTCCGAGTAGTGTCACAAGCATCGGAGATGATGCGTTTTCTGGTACACCTTGGTTAACAAATAAACGGCAGGAAAACGACTCACTTGTGATCGTAAATGGGATTTTGATCGATGGAAGAACTTGTTCGGGAGAAGTAACGATTCCGAACAACGTCACAAGCATCGGAGAATCTGCGTTTTTCAATTGCATCGGCTTAACCAACATCAGCATTCCAAAGAGTGTTACAAGCATCGGAGATTCTGCGTTTTTCAATTGCATCGGCTTAACCAACATCAGCATTCCAAAGAGTGTTACAAGCATCGGAAATTATGCGTTTTATAAATGCATCAGCTTGACAGACATCACGATTCCAGATAGCGTTACAAGCATCGGAGATTATGCGTTTTATAAATGCAACAGCTTGACAGACATCACGATTCCAGACAGTATCACAAGCATCGGAAATTATGCGTTTTGCAATTGCACCGGCTTAACCAGTATCAAAATTCCAAAAAGTGTCACAAACATCGGAGAATTTGCATTTTCCGGCTGCGGCGATTCGCTTGAAATTACGGTTTCCTGCGATTCTACGCTGACAAAAAAAGCTTTCGGAGATGCATCTGAAAAGGTAAAATATCGTCATTCTCTCGTGAAAACCGATGCCAAGGATGCGACTTACACCGAAGTCGGAAACGTGGAATACTGGACTTGTGAGAACTGCAAAAAGCATTTCCTGTCTGACGAAACCGATGCAGAAGTTGCCAAAGAGGTGGAACTGTCGGAAATTGTGAAACCTGTTCCGGTTCAGGTTGCCACAGCGACCACGCAGATCAAGTGCGTTTACGATCAGGACATGGACGAGATCGACCTGCAGGATTACGTGAAAAATGCCGATGCCGTAGGCGGCGTTTCCGTGAAGGTTGCAACTGGTTCCACCATGCTGGACGGCATGCAGCTGGACGGCAGCAAGCTTTCCGGCAAGCCCACAAAGGTGTACACAAACGGCAAGGACGTGACCTTTACATTTACCGCGAAAAACGGCAACACCGCAAACCTGACCTTAAATTTCCTGGTGGCAAAGGCTGATCCGACGGTGAAAGTTGCTGTGGACGGCGACACCCACACCGAGGGCGATCTTGTGAGCGAGCTGAAGCTGATCCTCAGCGGAAACAATACCAAGGGTCTGGCGGAAATTATCAGCGAGATCAAAGCACTGACTGCCGGAGAAAATACCCTGACGTGGAAGTTCACCCCGGAGGACAGCGAAAACTATAACGTTGTAACCGGTACAGTTGTGGTAAATGCACAGACCACCACCACAACAACAACGACCACCATAACAACAACTACTACAAACGAAACAACTTCCACGAAAAAGGCAACTACTACAAACGAAACAACTGCAACAACCGAGGAAACTACTGCCACCAGCGGAACGACTTCTGCGACCAAGGCAACGACTGTTACCAGCGGAACAACCGCGACAACTAAGGCAACTGCTACCACAAACGAAACGACCGCAACAACTGAAGAAACTACTACCAAAAACGAAACAACCGCAACAACCGAGGGAACTACTACCACAAACGAAGCAACTGCAACAACCGAGGAAACAACTACCACAAACGAAACAACTGAAGAAACTACAACTACCACAAGCGAAACAAGTGCAACAACTGGGGAAACTACTACAAACGAAACAACTGTAGCAACCAAGGCAAGCACTGTTACTACAAATGAAACAATCGCAACAACTGAGGAAACAACTACCACAAATGAAACAACTGCAACAACCGCTACAAGCGGAACAACTGCAACAACTTCCGCAACTAAGGCAACTACTACAAATGAAACAACTTCCACAACTCAAACAACCACCAGTGCTTCCAGCACAGAATCCACCTCTGCAACATCAGCAACCACGATCACAACAGCAGCAACCACGAGTGTGACCAACATTGCGGATGAAGATCTTTGCAGCTGGGCAATCAACGATTACCAGAAGAAAACCGGTGTCACACCAGCAAATGCAGAAATCACCGCACGCTCGGAGGAAACTTGCGAAATTACGCTGACCGACGAAAACGGCAATGTGCTGGATATTTATACCATAGACCCGAAGACCGGCACTGGTACAGATTCTTCCAACGTAGAAGTTAACCTGCCTCAGACCGGAAACAATTCCATGACAAACTGGCTCCTGTGCGTGGGTGCAGCAATGTTCATGGCATTCGGATTCGGTGCGGTGAAAGCGTCTGGTGTCCTCAAGCGTAAAGAGGATGAGTAAGAGAAAAAGGCAGTGGGGGATGTTTCTCTCAGGACTGATTGCAATTTTGATTGGTGTCAGTATTCTTGGATTTTTCGGTGTGAGAAAGTGCTACCGGCTTTATCAAAAACAAATGCTGATGAAAAATAATCCAGTTGTGGAAATTGCAGATCTGAACATCAAAGCCCCCATTTTAGAGGGAACTGACAATGAAACGCTCGCCAAAGCGGCAGGGCATTTCAAGGACAGTGGCGATTTTGGCAAGGGCAATTACTGCATTGCCGGGCACAGCAGCACACTGTACAAAGAATATTTCAACAATCTGAAAAATGTGGAAATTGGCATGGAAATCACGCTGTATGACAAGCAAAAGCAGATGTATCATTACACTGTGACCGAAAGCAAAATCGTCGATCCGGATGCTGTCTGGGTGCTTGATGATTTCGGCGATGACAGAATCACCATCATCACCTGTACCGATGACGGAACACAGCGACAGGTTGTGGTAGGACTGCTGGATTGATCTTTTTGGTTTGCTTAACCAATGAATGACCGTAACTAAGTGAAATCCATTAGCATCGTAACCCAGTTAAAGCGATTAAGTAGAAAGCACAAGAAATCCACGCAGTTTCGGACTTTTCCCATTTTGAAAGGTTGCAAATAAGTGATTTTACCACTGTAAGCATCGCCTCCACCACTCAAACCCACGTAGTCAAAAGGGTTGCAAAATCCCCGAAAATGCGTTAAGTTTCGTGTTTTCGGGGATTTTTGCTGCCCATTTTTTTACGAGTTCGATGCGAAAAGTACCCTTTTGGGCAGAAGTTGAAGTGCGTTTTTTTCCATCCTCTCTTGTCAAAAACGACTTGGAAAATCGGAAATTCTAATCTCTGGCACGAGAGTTCCTTTGTGCAAACCACGCTAAAATCGGCGGAAAAACATTGACGTTTTGGCAATTTTGTGGTATAATCGAATCAGAAATGTGTCTTTTTGCGAAAAAGGATGCAGAGAAGAGGAAACACTGGAGGAAAAACATGATTGACACCAAAAAAGAACAAGAACGTGACGAACTGCACCGTGCCATCTGGGCGATTGCAGATGAGCTGCGTGGAGCTGTAGACGGTTGGGACTTTAAAAACTACGTGCTGGGCACCATGTTTTACAGATACATCTCAGAGAATCTTTGCAGTTACATCAACAACGGTGAGATCGAAGCCGGAAACCCGGACTTTGACTACGCAGAGATGCCAGACGATGAAGCAGAAGAAGCACGGGACGGATTGGTAGAGGAAAAAGGCTTTTTCATCCTGCCCAGTGAACTTTTCTGCAACGTACTGAAACGTGCCGCCAACGACGAAAACCTCAACGAAACTTTGGAAAGTGTGTTCCGGCACATCGAGGAGTCTGCAAAGGGTTCCACCTCTGAGGGGCAGTTTGCGGGGCTGTTTGATGATTACGATGTCAACAGCAACAAGTTAGGTTCGACTGTTCCTAAGCGTAACGAAAAGCTGGTGAAGCTTTTGAAAGGCGTTGCGGACATGAACCTCGGAGATGTCAAGCATCACGACATCGATGCGTTCGGTGATGCTTACGAGTACCTGATGACGATGTACGCTTCCAACGCCGGAAAATCTGGTGGGGAGTTCTTTACGCCGGCAGACGTTTCGGAACTTCTGACAAGACTGGGGACGGTCGGAAAAAAGGAGATCAACAAAGTCTACGAGAAAGCAGTAGCGTGATTGATACAAGATAACCATTGGGTGCAAGTGTGAAAACCCCATAGAATAAGGCTTTTTGAGAATGACCCGTAAAAGAGGGTCTTATTTTTTTGCCCAGAAACAGAAAAATGATAGCATCGGTAGCAGTGAAAACAGGCAGTTTTTGCATACGGTATTAACGATAGCAAAGAGGTATCGTTGCAAGGTTTAATGTTGTAACGATTGTAATTTGTGTAGAACTACCAGTCTTTGCACATACCCCTTGACTTTTCTGCCTTTCAGAGTGATGTATGTTACAAACTCGGAATAGGAGGTCTTTTCGATGCTTGAAAATGAAGTTGATTACCGTTTGGCAAAGATGCTGCTCGGCTGCCTTTACCACGATGGCTTACTTACAGAAAAACAGATGCAGAAGGTCTGGGATAAATTACTGGAATACTACCACCCGCCGTTTAAGTCGGTTGAGGTCAAAAAAGAAATCGGAGATGGGGTGACGGTCAGTGAGCGATAAGATTATCAAGAAGGTGGAGAACCTGCCACAGCTTACGGCTGTTAAGAGAACGGATAAACTCATCCAGAGAGTTGCTGCCTATGCCCGTGTTTCTACGGACAAGGAAGAACAACAGACCAGTATTGTGGCACAGAAGGAATATTACACAGATTACATCAAGAGCCATGCCGGATGGCAGTTCGTAGGTGTTTACGCAGACGAAGGCATCAGCGGTTGCAGCACCAAAAGACGAGAGCAGTTCAAACAACTGATGAGTGATTGTATGGCGGGTAAGATTGATATGGTGCTGACCAAGTCCATATCACGCTTTGGAAGAAATACGGTAGATACGCTGACAGCAATCCGTGAGTTAAAAAGCAAAGGTATAGGAGTGTATTTTGAGAAAGAGCAGGTCTGGACAATGGACTCCAAGGGCGAATTCATCCTAACACTTATGTCCTCGCTGGCACAGGAAGAATCACGCTCCATGTCGGAGAACATACTGTGGGCGGTCAGAAAACGATATGCCCAGGGCAAAGGTAGCTTTGCCTACTCGAGAGTTCTCGGTTTGGATAAGGGCAAAGAGAAATTTGAAATAGTTGTCAATCGTGAAGAAGCGGTTATCGTGTGCAAGATATTTAGAATGTTCCTGCAAGGATTAACACCTCACACAATTGCAATTGCCTTAACGGCGGCAGGAATACCTTCTCCCGGCGGCTGTGAGGTGTGGAGTGCAGCCACTATTCGCAGGATGCTATCAAATGAGAAATACAAAGGCGATATGCTTTTACAGAAACAATTCACGGTGGATTTTCTAACGAAGAAGGTCAAGAAAAATGAAGGCGAACTGCCACAATATTATGTTTCCAACAACCACGAGCCGATTATCGACCCGTGGCTTTTTGATTTTGTGCAGGAAAACTTTAAGAACAGGAAAAGGGAGAATAAACGCAGATACAGCGGTATTGGTTTCTTTAGTAGCAAAATTATATGCGCCAAGTGCGGTGCGACATTTGGCCCCAGACCGTGGCATTCCACTTCCTACAATAATTCAGTATGGCAGTGCCGTAACCGCTATTCGGCCGTGAAATGCAAGACCACGAATATCTATGACAAGCTGCTGTTTTATGTCCTGCACGATGTGGCAAGAAAAAAGATTGTGGCAAAGGACATACGGACAGCAATAGTGGAATTCGCAGCAGATGCGGTCAGTGCTGACAGGCTGGTAGCCATTGAACGCTACATAGAGAACTTTGAAAGCATGAGTGCCTGGAAGATGCTTTCCGATGCAGATGACCTTTCATTCGTGATTGACAGAGTTCTGGTCAAGCCGGATAGGGGCATTGAGGTGCTGTGGCTGGATGGCAGTGTGGATGGATATGAAATTCCGAGGTATACACCGAAGGGTGGGATCAGTATGATATAAAGAAATATTATCAAATATCATTTCCAATAAGAAAATATCAGAAAACCTCTTGCAAATATACATCCGAAGTGCTATACTGTATTATGTATATTTGTGTCTATACCAAAAACCGCAGAGGTGAAAAAATGAGCAAAAGTAATGCGATTGAGGAAAATTATATAAGTATTGATGAAGCAGCAGAATACATAGGGATTAAAACCGTAACTCTGCGCAATTGGATAAAGAAGAAACCAGATATTCCGGCACACCGTGTGGGAAAACTATGGAAGTTCAAACGCTCTGAATTGGATGCGTGGATTGCCAGCGGGAAAAGTGCAGAATAACCATCGATACCACATAGGAAGGAAGAATTTCACGATGTCGGAAATAAAACTATATAACGATGATTGTATCGTTGCTATGAAAAAAGTAGCAGATAAATCGATTGACCTAATTGTTACCGATCCTCCATATAATCTCGGTAATTTCATGAAAAACAGAGATACCAACTTGAGCAAAATGAGGGACAATTTTTTTGGATCCGCTGGTTGGGATGATATGGAATTTGACGATTGGGAAAAATCAATGGACAATTTTTTCAAGTCATCAGCAAGGGTAATGAAAAAAGGAGGTACTATGATAGTCTTTATGGCAATCATAAAAGTAGAGACTATTATTAGGCTGGCAGAGAAACATGGGTTCTATTATAAGACAACAGGGATATGGCATAAAACGAATCCTATGCCAAGAAATATGAATTTGCACTTTGTAAATTCTACAGAAGCGTGGGTTTACTTTACATATAAGACAAGAACAGGAACATTTAATAATGGCGGTGCTATGTTTCATGATTTTGTTGAAACATCGGTAACTCCGAATGGAGAACGAAAGTATGGAAAACACCCAACACAAAAGCCTGAAAGTCTGATACAGCACTTTGTTGAGATATTATCCAATCCAGACGATTGGGTACTTGACCCTTTTATGGGGAGCGGTACAACGGGAGTGGTTGCCAAACGAACAGAACGAAACTTCATAGGCGTTGAGTTGGATAAAACTTACTTCGATATGGCAAAATCAAGGATAGAGGAGAAACGAAATGAAACCAAGTGTAATTGATTTGTTTGCCGGAGTAGGAGGATTGTCTCTCGGTTTTGAAAAGCAGGGATTTGAAGTTCTCATTGCAAATGAATACGATAAATCAATTGCAGCTGCATACATCGAGAATCATAAGAATACAAAAATGATCGTCGGAGACATTACTTCTCTGGACTTAAAAGAAGTATTTGGTTCCTATACAGGTAAGATAGATGTCGTTATCGGAGGTCCACCCTGCCAAGGCTTTTCCCAAAAGGGACAGCGAAAAACGATACACGATGAGAGAAACTTTCTGTTCAAATATTATGTTGCAGTAGTAGAACTGGTAAAACCGAAATATTTCGTTATGGAGAATGTTCCTAATCTGCTGACAGCAGAGGGCGGATACTTTTTCAAAGAAATCGAAGAACTTTTCAATAAGATGGGGTATTCCTTGGAACATGGTGTGCTGAATGCATCTGACTATGGAGTACCGCAGAATCGCAGACGTGCGATAATAATCGGAAAGTTAAATGGAGTAGCTCCAAAGTTGCCTGAACCACAAAATGAAAAGGTGACTATTTGGGATGCGATAAGTGATTTAGCTTATCTGCAATCAGGAGAAGGAACTGATAAGCAGGAATATAGAAATGCTCCGGAAAGCGACTATCAGAAATTATTACGTGGTGATTCCACAACATTGTATAATCACATCGCTACAAAACACTCTCCACTTGCACTTGAAAGACTGGCAATGATTCCGCCGAATGCAGGAAAAGAAGTGCTTCCGAAGGAGCATCTTACAAAATCCATATACAGTGGAACGTGGACTCGTATGCGTAAAGATGAGATTTCGGTTACCATAACCACAAGATTTGACACCCCGTCTTCTGGCAAGTTCACACATCCATTTTTGGATAGAGCAATTACTGTCAGAGAAGCGGCAAGAATACAGTCCTTCCCAGATGATTTTAGATTCGTGGGAAATAAAGGCTCTCAGATGAAACAGGTGGGAAATGCAGTTCCGCCACTTTTGGCAGCAGCGATTGCAAAAGTAATTATGAATGATATAAAGGAGGAATCGAGCCATGAATAGACCCGATAATATATCTGTGTATGATGAGTTAGATTTGAAACTGGGAATCAAGTCTTCGCTTCCCCATGTGAAAAGCACTATTGCTCTTGCTGTTTTGTTATGGGAATGTGCTGACAGACCAGCAGAACTTGTGTATTCACAACAAAATGGTGATGGCATCGTTATGACAGATGAATTAGACCAATGGGTCATCGACTACTTATCAGAGATCTGCCAGGAAGATGAAATTGATGCAGAATCTTTGGTGGCAACTATTAATGAAAATCAGTTGTTCAAATCCCAGATGGAGGCTCTTATTGTTGCTTTTGAACTTGTGTGGAAATTAGCAAAGGTCAGCTTTGTCGATGAGGGAAAGGCCGCAAGTGCAGAAAGAACAGGTGGTACGCGCTATCCTAAGAAGTTATTGTATACTGTAAATGCTGATATTATTCATAGCTTAGTTGAAAGCAATCATGACGCATATATAAGAGTTCTCATGTCATGGGTTGGCTTCAATATTAATACGGATCCTGAATGTGAATTGCAATTAATGCATATTTTGACCGCTCTTTCAGAAGGTGCTGTTTTCAAGTTAGTGGATGGTAATAGAGATGTTATTTTTAATCAGAACAGCCTATATCGTAAAGTGCTTGAAACGCAAGAAACTGTTGATATAAGCGGTGATAAAGAAGCTAAAGGCTCTCTCCGTATTTTGAAGTCTTTATTATCTGATGAAATGAACCCATACCTCACGTATTCAAATGGTAATGTTTCAACAAGGGATAGAAGGACGGGTGACTTAGAGAGTTATCAGAAGCGAGTTGATACGTTCTTGCGTTTGTCTGCAACCAAGGTCATTGGTTTGGAAGATATGGATGCGGATGATGAGGGTATTGCTCCAGAACAGTATGAGACACAACGTTTAACAACGGGCTGCAATGTTCTTCTTTATGGCGTTCCTGGCTCTGGCAAAAGCTGGACGATTGAACACGAATACTGCAAGAAGGACAGTAAGGTGGAACGTTTAGTGTTTCACCCAGATTATACTTATTCAGATTTTATAGGTCAGATTCTACCGAATGTAGCAGAAGATGGACAGGTAAGTTATAAATTTACCGCTGGTCCATTTACAAATATTCTCCGCGATGCTTATATGCATCCTGGAGACGAATATATTCTTATTATTGAAGAAATCAATCGTGGCAATGCACCTGCAATTTTTGGAGAAGTGTTCCAGTTACTTGACCGTAAGGTGGAGATTAGTGAGACTGACGATGATGGCTTTCCTATTGGTACAAGCGAATATGGTATTACAAATGCCAATATTGCTCGAATTGTATATGGTGACCCTACGAGAAAAGTACGAATTCCATCTAATTTGTCAATAATTGGCACTATGAACACCTCTGACCAGAATGTATTTACATTAGATACCGCTTTCCAAAGAAGATGGGATATGCGCCTGATAGAAAACAACTTTGATAATGTTGACCCAGAATTGGCAAATGCTGAAATTCTTGATACCACTATTACGTGGAAAAATTTCTGTACAGCCATCAATGGAATTGTTGTAGGTAACAGTGCGAGAATGACTTCTTCTGAGGATAAGCGACTTGGAGCATACTTCGTTCATTTGCGAGATCTGAAAAAAGATGAGCGAATGGGCAATTTGTCTGATGGTGAATACGATGGACTGCGTAAAAAAGAGTCAGCAGGTACTTTAACAGATACAGAGAAGACTCGCCTTGCTGAAATCCGTGAAGCAATGAAACAGTATCGCAAATTCCCAGAGAAGGTTATCAAGTACCTGTGGGACGATGCCTTCAAATTTAATCGTGAAGTAGTGTTTGAAAGTACAGAATATCAGAGCTTGGAGCAGGTAATCCGTGCATTTATGTATGCTCAAGGAATCGACCGCTTTAAGATGTTCAAGGAAAATGTAGTTAGTGATTTCCGAGACTCTGAACAGTAAAGGCGGTGATTGGGTATGGATTTGGACTCAGCATTAAAATCTGTTATGGAGTTTGATTTGGCAGACCACTGTCATGTAAATTCAAATGAAGATGGTGACAGGTTTGTAGGCATTAAAGCAGATTCTGACAATGCGATGGTCTATTTTCCTATTGGATATCAACTGCCGGAAACTGATGCTGAAATTAGAACAGACATAAAACATTTGATACAGGTGCTTTCGGAATTCACAACAAAAGATGACCGTCTGCTGGCATTGAATAGATTTGCTGCCCCACAAAGCGTGGATTTTCCAATTAATGCTTTCAAGAGCGTAATAGAATATTTCTTTTCAATTGGCGGAAAGTATTATGTGGAAACGGATCCAACCTATAAAACGGCAGCAACGGGAAATCAGGATTGGCCAAGAACGGTGCGGAATCAAATGCCACTTGTACAGTCGAAAAACGGAGTGAGTTCATTCATTTACACAAATTTTGTGGTTCGCTCCGTTACCCCAAACGACACGAAGCTTATCACGCAAGTAAACCGATACTGTGTTTATGAAGCCTTCAAGCGACTGGGATGGCTATATGTTCCCTATACAATAGAAGAACCAGGACCACACCCGGATGTTAAAACATCAATTGCGATTGTTCAAAGCAGGCTGGCTGGAACGAATGATGATAAGAAAAGAGCATTGTTCCAAGGCATGAAAGATATGCTCGAATTTATGGACGAAAAAACTTCGGATAAGCAGTTTTATTTTGGAACAGATGATTTTGACCATGTATGGGAAAAGTTGATAGACAGAGCGTTTGGTGAAAGGGATAAGGACAGATATTTTCCTCGTACCAGATGGCTTTTAGATAAAGGAAAATATAAAGAGAAACGCCCTTTGATGCCAGATACGATTATGATTTACAACGGCAAATATTATGTGCTTGATGCTAAGTGCTACAAGTATGGTTGGACTGGTATTCCAAATCATTTGCCAAACGGATCCTCCATCAATAAGCAAATTACCTATGGAGAATATTTGGAGCAGCACATGGGAGTGGATAACGATTCCTTATTCAATGCGTTTATTATGCCGTACAACATGGCAAAGAATCACTTTGAGATTGATTCCATAGTTGGAAATGTGGGAGAAGCTGTTGGTGATTGGCGAAGCAATGGAAAAAACTATGAGAGAATTCAAGGCATCGTAATGGACACCAGATATCTGATGTATCACTATTCAGGAAAACCACTGAAAGAAAAGGTGGCCTTAGCCGAATGTATTGAAGCGGTATTGGGTCGAGACCCTGTTCCGTCTCCTCGTACATAAAAATATAGACCTCTGATGACAGTTTAAAAAACTGTGCTCAGAGGTCTTTTTTTATTACATGGATGCTTCTTCTCGCTCTCTGCGTTTCTTGCGGTATCGTGCCTGCGTGACACGATTGCAACATTCTGTGCTGCAATACCTTGTCTTTGTCGATGTGGTCTTGACTAAGAAGTATTTACCACAGTTTGGATTATCACAAGGACGGTATAGTTCAAGGTCTGGTTTCAGATAGAAAATCGAAAAATACAATGCACATAGCAAGTTATCCACCTTCCATGATGGAGACATCGTATTAGAGTTGTATACGGGATGAATTCCATCCAGGTTTGCATTTATTTCTTCACCAATGATATACCGGGCAACTTCCACTAAGGACTCCTTCATCTCTTTCGTGAACGCATCAAGATTTGGCTCTTCGTAATATGCAAGGCCGTTGCTAAAATCAAGCATACCGACCTCATGGAAATAATGGAACAGGAGGTCTGTGATGTTCTTTTCAATACCGGAACTTTCGAGATTTAGATACAGTCCCATAATATTTCGGAAGAGAGGGTCATTGAAACCGGGCTTAGTGGAATAGCCACCTTTGATATCGTTATATTCTTGTATGGGAAGCTGATAGCTTCCATAAATGGTATCTGCTACTGTGTAGAAATCGGAATTAAATGCTTCATGCTCTCTTTCATACGAAACATTCAAGTTAGCTGATTGCAGCAGGTCGATATAAGAGTGGTGCTTGGTAGAGTATGCCTGAGCCATTGCATCCGTTTGAATGGTAAGGTCTCCGGCAAAAAGCAAATTAATGGTCAGCAAGAAGATTTTCTGATAGTCCTTTTGTATCTCGTTTGCTGCGGTCATTAATTCTACGGTCATTCGCAGTCGTTCCATAATGCTGTACAGAATACTTGCATCGATTTCCTCGTAGCGTCCTGCAGATACAGGAAATAAAAAACCGTTTTCTTTCATAAATGAGGAAAGTTCCTTGACAGACTTGCTCGGCAAAGCCATCAGTGTTCCGAGGACATTAGCTTCTTCAATTGTTCCATTTGGTGCGATTCGTACTAATCCCTTTTTAGCTGCATAAGCAAATAGCAGTTTTGACTCAGGCAAGGCCTGTAATTTATATTTTCGAATAGGTTCTTCTCCCGGTGCGATATGCTCTAAATCCGTGACGCAGTCACAGGAACAGCTTTCGAACCGAAATAAAATATTTTCAAAAAAATTTTCTTTGATTTGGGGCATTTTCGGCTCCTTTCTTCCGCATAGAAGTCATGGCTTTTGCTATGGCTTTATTTTTTTGCCCTGAAATAGTAATGGCAAATAATATGTTTCACTTAAATTATACAGAAACTATATGAAAAAGTCAATGAAGTTAGCGTTACTTTATTGTAAAAGTAATGCGCATTTTGGCTATCTTCCATTACAATTTGAGATCCACTATACTTAAAGACAGTGAAGGACAACACAACCTTATATACAGAAGAGTTGTTTTTCACATCCACGTTTCAATGTTCATCGCCTGATCAGCGGTGCCCAGAGCGGAGAAACGGACACAAGTAAATATCAGTCAACCCACTGGGACGGTTGGCCAGTTAAGAAATGAGGATTTCATTCTTATGGCCAATTATTACGGGAAGTTCAGTGTGGGTCCTCATTTCGGTTTTCAGACCGAAGGAGGGTCTACACAATGGACAAATTTGAAAATCTACAGACAAACAACGAGAAACATCACTACATTCCAATGGAAGTAACCGCAGAAACCATCAAAGATTTCGGCATCAACCCTACGGATGTGGTATGGACAAAAATCGGAAACCGCAAGGCACGTGTCATCATGATTCCTGTAACCGAGGAGCAGTATTACGAATATATGCGTCCTCTTTGGCGTGAGGACAAGCGTCAGCAGAGACAGGAGCCTGCAGTTTCCCTGGACAAACTTTACGAGGAAACCGAGTACGAAGTCGCTGATACCGACTCCGACCTTGAGGCGGATGTTATGAAGAAAATGCTGATTGACGAGCTTCATAAGGCACTGGACGAACTGGAAGAAATCGACCGCACCATTATGGAGATGTACAGCAATAACCATAGCGAAGCCGAAATTGGACAGGCAATCGGTATGAGCCAGAAGGGTGTCAATAAACGTAAGCATAAGGTGCTGCTGAAACTCAATACCAGACTGAAAGACTTTAGATAAGGGATAATTCCCTGCCTGCTCTGCCGCAACAGTATCCGGCGGAGCAGGTTTCTATATTTTTTCAAAAATAGTGGTTCTTAAAACTGCCGTATATGTCCTTTTACTCTCAGAGGGGCAAACAAAGCACCTCGGAAAGGAAGGTGTCAAATAATGACAACCAGATGCAGAACAGGCACGAGCGGCTGCAGCAGTCAGGAACTCGACCGTGAGTTATCTGATGTGCTTATCGCAATCAGTGTCGTGTCAAAAAGAATCGCTGACCGTATTACAGCAGTCAGCGGCAGAGAAAAAGTGAATATGGAAGGAGGAAGCCTAAATGGGAAAAATGAACGAATTGTCCATGCTCGTTGACGAACTCAAAAAGTGCGGAGAAACGCTTGTCGGTCTTTCGGAAGGTTTGGCTGATTTATTCAGTGGTTCGGCGGAAAAGGAAAAGCAGCCTGCAAAAAAGAGTGCTGCTAAGAAGAAAGCCGCCGAGGAGCCAAAACCGGAAGCACCGGAGGAAAAGGCACTCACATTGGAAGATGTCAGAGCCGTGTGTGCAGACAAATCCCGCAGTGGTTTTACGACAGAGGTCAAAGCAATCCTGAATAAGCACGGTGTGGAAAAGCTGTCGGAGGTCAACCCGGCAGAATATAAGGCACTGCTTGCTGAAGTGGAGGTGCTTGGCAATGCCGGATAAACACGCAGTATTATCAGCATCCTCCAGTCACAGGTGGTTGGAATGCCCGCCATCGGCTCTCCTCTGTTCCGCTGCCGGAGATACACCGAGTGAGTTCGCCATGCAGGGTACGGATGCTCACAGCCTTTGCGAACATAAGCTGAAAACAGCACTGGGGCAGCAGTCGAAAGACCCTATAGAGAATTTAACGTTCTTTGATGAAGAGATGGCAGACTGTTCCGATATGTATGCTCAGTATGTGATGGAGCAGCTTGCGGCGGCAAAGCAAAAGTGCAAAGATCCAATCGTTCTGATTGAACAGCGTCTTGATTTTTCCAATTGGGTACCGCAGGGGTTCGGCACCGGGGATTGTGTGATTGTGGCAGATGAAACCCTAACAGTCATTGATTTCAAATATGGTGTCGGAATCTTAGTGGAAGCAGAAAAGAACCCGCAGATGATGTGTTACGCACTGGGAGCCTTACAGCTTTTCGACAGCATTTACGATATTGACTCGGTGACCATGACCATCTTCCAACCAAGGCGCGACAGTGTTAGTACCTATACTATTTCCAAGGAAGAACTTCTGAAATGGGCAGATGAGGTGCTTGCTCCGACCGCACAGCTTGCAGCCAAAGGCGAAGGCGAATACAAAGCCGGAGACCATTGCCAGTTCTGCAAGGTTAAAGCCAAGTGCCGCAAGAGAGCCGAATACAACCTGGAACTTGCACGTTATGATTTTGAAATGCCTTCCACACTTGAAGATGATGAGATTGAGGCCATTTTAGCAAAAGCAGACGTGCTGGTATCCTGGGCGGGCGATGTCAAGGAATATGCATTGCAACAGGCAGTCAGCGGCAAGCAGTGGAAAGATTGGAAAATTGTCGAAGGGCGTTCTAACAGGAAGTACGTAAACGAAACAGCCGTGGCGGATACGGTCAAGGACGCAGGCTATGACCCGTTTGAACACAGGGTTCTGGGTATTACCGCAATGACCAAACTACTCGGCAAGACAAAATTTGAAGAATTGCTCTCCGGGTTTATTGAAAAACCACAGGGCAAGCCAACATTGGTACCTATGTCGGACAAGCGTCCAGCAATGAATACAGCAGCTAACGATTTTAAGGAGGACAACTAATATGTCAAAGAATTACACAAACCCTACCAAGGTAATCACAGGAGTCAATACCCGTTGGTCTTACGCAAACGTGTGGGATCCGAAATCCATCAATGGCGGTGCACCGAAATACAGTGTGAGCCTTATCATTCCGAAGTCTGATACCGCAACGGTAAACAAGATTAAGGCAGCTATCCAGTCTGCTTATGAAGAGGGCGAATCCAAGCTGAAGGGCAATGGCAAGAGTGTACCTGCTCTTTCCATTATCAAGACCCCTCTTCGTGACGGTGACCTTGAAAGACCCGACGATGCAGCGTATGCAGGCTGTTACTTCGTTAATGCCAACTCTGCGACTGCTCCAGGTATTGTTGATGCAGACCGTCAGCCGATTCTTGACCGCAGTGAGGTGTACAGCGGTGTATATGGCCGTGCATCCATCAACTTCTATGCCTTCAATTCCAATGGGAATAAGGGTATCGCCTGCGGTTTGAATAACCTTCAGAAGATTAAGGACGGAGAGCCTCTTGGTGGAAAGAGCCGTGCCGAGGACGATTTTGCTACCGATGCGGATGACGATTTTCTCGCATAAGGAGGACGGCTTACTATGACAACAGTTCAGAGTATGATGCTTTCCGTGTGTTTCGGTGCCGTGATGGGTACTCTCATTGCAAATGTGGGATTTCTCATTAAATGTGCTATCGACACCTATAAGGAAAAGAAGCGTAAGAAAAATGAAGAGTCTGCTGATAAGGCAGAGTAAATGACAGCGGGCGGCGGAGGTGTATTCTTCGCCGCTTTGCTTATATGAAGGAGTGACAATATGAAGAAAATACAAACATTGTCCTTGGACTTGGAGACCTTTTCTGATGTGGATTTGCAGAAGTGCGGGGTCTATAAATATGCCCAGTCACCTAATTTTGAAATTCTGCTGTTTGGTGTATCCGTAAATGGCGGTGAGGTCGTGGTCTATGACCTGGCACAGGGCGATACCGTGTCGATGAAGATTGTTGAAGCACTGACTGATGATACCGTGACCAAGTGGGCATATAATGCGGCATTCGAGAGAATCTGTTTGTCGGTGTGGCTGCAAAGGAACTACCCGGCATATTTTCACAGCTACAGCATTAACGAGGATACTGTAGGAGATTACCTTGATCCCTCTGCCTGGAAATGCTCCATGATATGGGCGGCATATATGGGTCTGCCGTTATCTCTTGCGGGAGCCGGCACGGTATTGGGATTGGAAGAACAGAAGCTGAAGGAAGGCAAAGACCTCATAAGGTATTTCTGTGTTCCCTGCAAGCCAACCAAAGTGAACGGCGGCAGGACACGCAATCTGCCGGAGCATGATATGGAGAAATGGAATACCTTCATTTTCTATAACAAGAGAGATGTAGAAGTGGAGATGTCCATACAGGATAGGCTGAAAAAATTCCCTGTACCAGATTTTGTGTGGGATGAGTACCATCTTGACCAGGAAATCAATGACCGAGGGATTGCTCTTGATATGGCGGTGGTGGAGAATGCCATCGCTTTTGATGCAAAATCCAAGGCGGAGCTGGCAGAGAAAATGCAGAAATTGACTGACCTTGATAACCCAAACTCCGTGGTGCAGATGAAGCAGTGGCTCTTGGATAACGGTTTGGAGATGGACAGCCTTGGCAAAAAGGAAGTGGCACAGGCGGTCAAAACTGCCCCAAAGGAACTGGTGGAGGTTCTGCTCTTAAGGCAACAGTTATCCAAGTCCTCCGTGAAAAAATATCAGGCGATGCAGAATGCAGTCTGTGAGGACGGCAGAGCCAGAGGGATGTTTCAATTTTACGGGGCCAACCGCAGTGGCCGATGGGCAGGCAGAATGATACAACTGCAAAATTTACCTCAAAATCATATGCCGGATTTGGAACAGGCACGAGAATTGGTGGAGTCCGGCAATTATGATGCAATGGAACTTTTATACGATGATATCCCGGATACACTTTCACAGCTTATCCGCACTGCCTTTGTGCCAAGACCGGGAATGAAATTTGTGGTAGCGGACTTCTCGGCAATTGAAGCAAGGGTGCTGTCGCATCTTGCAAAAGAAAACTGGCGAACAGAGGTCTTTGCGAATAACGGGGATATTTATTGTGCATCGGCATCCGCCATGTTTGGTGTTCCTGTGGAAAAGCACGGTGTCAACGGAAACCTCCGTCAAAAGGGCAAAATCGCTGAATTGGCTCTCGGCTACGGCGGTTCGGTCGGTGCTTTGAAAGCGATGGGTGCCCTTGATATGGGACTTGATGAAGAAGAATTACAGCCGCTTGTAGATTCCTGGAGAGCCGCCAATCCCAATATCGTAAGGTTCTGGTGGGAGGTTGACCGATGTGTCAAGGAAACTGTGAAAAAGAGAGTGCCGACCGAAACGCATGGTATCCGTTTTATCTATCAGAGCGGTATGCTTTTCATCAAGCTCCCTTCCGGCAGACAGCTTTCTTATGTGAAACCTCGCATGGGAGAGAACCGTTTCGGCGGTGAGTCTGTAACCTATGAAGGTGTCGGCGGTACGAAGAAATGGGAACGCATCGAAAGTTATGGCCCCAAGTTTGTCGAAAATATCGTGCAGGCAATCAGCAGGGATATTTTGGCTCATTCCATGAGAACCTTGTCGCATTGCTTTATCTGCGGTCATGTGCATGACGAATTGATTATTGAATGCAGTATGGGAGTTTCCCTTGATGCCATATGTGAGCAGATGGGCAGAACTCCGACATGGATTCCGGGTCTGCTTCTCCGTGCAGATGGGTACGAATGCAGCTTCTATAAAAAAGATTAAAAATACGGTTCTTAAAACGCAGGGTTTTGTCCTTTCACTATCAGAGGGCAAGACCCTACTTTTATGAAAGGCGGTATTTTTATGAAAGAATTGATACCCAAAGACGAATACGGCATTTTTGCCGATGCCCATGACACCGCAAGAGTAGACAGCTTGTTTGTAGCGGAGTTTTTTGAGAAGAACCATAAAGAGGTGCTGCGTGATATCCGCAAAATCACTGACCCAACATCCGGGTTAAGTGAAGAATTCAGACAGCGCAATTTTGCGCCGTCCTCATACACCAACAACCAGAATAAAAAGCAGCCGTGCTACTGCATGACCCGTGACGGTTTTACAATGCTGGCAATGGGATATACCGGGCAAAAGGCTATGAAGTTCAAAGAACTGTACATTCGCAGATTTAATGAAATGGATGCTTTTATTAAGAACCTGGTATCTGCAAGACAGGAGTTCCCGCTTTTGACCGAAAATATCAAGCTGCTCCATGACAAGCCGAAGCCTTATCACTTCAGCAATGAGTGCGATATGTTAAATCGCATTGTTCTGGGCATGACTGCAAAACAGTTCAGACTTGCCAATAACATCGAAAAAGGCAAAAGCATCAGACCGTATCTGACTAAAGAACAGATTGCAATGTTGGAAATCCTGCAGAAAGTTGATGTGGGTCTGCTCGTGGCATTCCCTGCTTACGAAGACAGAAAACGCCATCTTGAATGGTACAAAACCAAATTAGAGGAGGACAAATAAGATGTTTTATGTGAAAGAACAGCTGAATGATGCGATGGAGGTTTCCATTGAAATCAACGATGAAAATGTATTCTGCCGCTGTCCGCACTGCGGTTCGGAGGTGCAGGTCGACCTTGCAGAGGTATTTGCAGATGGTGATGTTGACCTGTTTGGCACAGCAGTCCTTTGCGATAACTGCAGCAGAAAGCTGATAGGAGGTGCGGTTTGTGGGTGTGAGCAGGTATAACAGCGAAGGCTACCCTGATCCAACTACCTACGAAGCACTGACATCCATCGAGAAGGAAACAAAAGCGGCAAGAGCATACAGACCGATTGTGTATGTATGCTCCCCGTTTTCCGGAGATATTGCCGGGAACATTGCAAATGCACGAAAGTACAGTCGATTTGCTGTGGAGCAGGGGTATATCCCCATTGCTCCGCATTTGCTGTTTCCACAGTTTCTTAATGATAACGATTTAAGGTCACGTGAGCTGGGGCTTCATTTTGGGAATGTGCTGATGAGCCATTGCAGCGAGGTTTGGGTGTTCGGAGAAATTGTATCAGCCGGAATGGATGCTGAAATCAGGAGAGCCAAAAGGAAAAATTACAGACTGCGCTATTTTGGCAGTGATTTGAAGGAGGTTACAGAAAATGCGTGATTTGAGTATTGCCTATGGGAACGGCAGAACGGCAAAATTCTGGTCGAATAAAACGATTCGATTCGATGAATTATGTGACCGCTTGCGCAGTCCTATTTATACTTCAGAAACGGCAGAAGAATATCCGAAACTGCCCAAAGGTCAGCGTGATGATATCAAGGACAAAGGCGGATTTGTTGCCGGACATTTGCGTGATAACCGCAGGCAGGCAAATAAAGTGGTGTGCCGTTCCATGCTGGTATATGACCTTGACAACATTGAAACAGAGTTTTTGCAGAACATCGGCAGCAAAATTTCCAACAAGGGCTGCTATTACACCACCCACAGCCACACCCCGGAGCATCCGAGGGCGAGAATGATTATTCCGGTCAGCCGTGATATGTCCCCGGATGAATTCAATGCGGCTGCAAGATATTATGCCCAGGATAACGGCTTTATCAGTATGCTTGACCCGTGTTCGTTTTCTCCGCATCAGCTGATGTACTGGCCGACCTGTCCGTCCAATGGAGAATACCTCTTTGACACAATAGACGGTGACTGGCTTGACCCGGACACGATTTTTGCGAAGCATCCTAATTGGAGAGATTGTTCTCTGCTCCCTACCACACCGAAGGAGAGCAAGGCATCTGACCATAATGTCAAACAGCAGAAAGACCCGCTTGAAAAAGAGGGCGTGGTTGGTCTGTTCAACCGTGTTTATTTCCCTATCAGCACGGCAATTGATGAGTTTCTTCAAGGTGTGTATGAGCCGACCGCAGATACCTCCGGCAGATATGATTTTATTCCCGGCGAGGGTTCTGCTGGTGTTGTAATTTACGATGATAAATTCTCCTACAGCCACCATGCAACAGACCCCGCAGGCGGTAAACTGTGCAATGCCTTTGACCTTGTCCGCCTTCATAAATTCAGTGAGGACGATGAGAAAAAATCATATAAGCTGATGTGCGAGTTTGCCATGACACTGGACAAAGTCAAGCTGCAGGACCTGGAGGAAAAGAAGCAAAGGGCGGCAGACGATTTTTCGAAGGATACCAACTGGCAGACCAAACTCCGCTATATGCCCAGAAGCAAATGCCTCGAAAACAGTGTATGGAATCTGATGCTTATTCTAAATAATGACCCCGATTTTGCCAATATTGCATTGAATGAAATGGTAGGCAGAGTGCAGATTACAGGTGCCATTCCGTGGACAAGACCCAGTGACAATAAGTTCTGGAGAGATGCGGACACAGCACAGCTGAAGGCACTCATCGACATCCGTTATGAAACTTTCTCCAGTCGAAACCACGATGTGGCTTTTACCAAGGTGGTCGAGGACAGGCATTTCAATCCTCTTCGTGATTGGCTTGACGAACTGCCGGAATGGGATGGTGTGGTAAGGCTTGAAAATCTGTATATTGATTTCCTTGGTGCGAATAACACGGAATATGTTAAGGCTGCGACCAGAAAATCCTTTGTGGCGGCGGTAGCGAGAATTTACGAGCCGGGTACTAAGTTTGACTCGGTTGTTGTATTGGTGGGTCCGCAGGGCTGCGGCAAGTCTACGATTTTCGCAAAGATGGGAAATGAGTATTATTCCGACAGCTTGAATCTGACGGATATGAAGGACAAGAGCGGTGCGGAGAAACTGCAGGGATACTGGATTTTGGAACTGGGCGAACTGGCAGGACTCAAAAAAGCGGATGTAGAGGTAGTGAAAGCCTTTGTCAGCCGTACTGATGATATTTACCGTCCTTCCTATGGAAGAACGATTGAGAGCCACCCAAGGCAATGCATTATTGTGGGCACCACCAACTCCGAGACCGGATTTCTCCGTGATATTACAGGCAATCGCCGCTTTTGGCCGATTAAGGTAACCGGGCAGAGCAAGCGTAAATCATGGGATATTACCAGAGAAGAAGTTCTGCAGATGTGGGCAGAGGCAAAGTACCTGTATGGGCAGGGCGAGCCTTTGTATCTGAATTCGCAGGAAAGCAGTGAAGCATTGAGCGAACAGATTGATGCAATGGAAAGCGATGAGCGCCAGGGTATGGTGGAGGAATATTTAAATACACTTTTACCGGATAACTGGAGTCACATGGATTTATATGAGAGAAGAAATTTTCTCACGGACAATACTGCGGCAAAGGGTACGGTGCAGAGAAAGTCGGTCAGCAATGCGGAAATATGGAGTGAATGTTTTTGCAGAAATTTATCGGATCTCAAACCGTCAGATTCATATGCGATAGCTGCCCTTATGACCAAAGTGGACGGTTGGCAGAGAACCGACAAAATCAGAAAGCTTGCCATCTATGGAAGGCAGAGGATTTACGAGAGGTTGTGATTCTGTCCTCTTGTGTATCCTGCAGAAGTTGTGAACCATAAAAAAGCCTTGAAAACAGGCACTTCCAAGCACCAACTGACACAAGTATCACAAGAATTTCTATATTAAATGAAATCTATTTTATAGAGAATAACGTAAGCGTGTATACGCACATACGCACGTATAGGATTTTTCCGAAACTGTTGTGTCAGTTGTGTCTTGTGAATTTCAGGAGGAATGGAATGCGAGAAAAAAAGATAGAACAGAAACTTGTAACGGCAGTAAAAAAGCATGGCGGGATTTGTCCGAAGTTTGTATCTCCCGGTTTCGATGGAATGCCAGACCGTTTACTGCTTTTACCGCATGGCAGGTTTGCCTTTGTGGAAGTCAAAGCACCAAATCAGAAACCAAGACCTCTACAGCTTTCAAGACACAGACTTCTGAGGCGGTTAGGCTTCAGGGTTTACGTCCTTGATGCCTTAGAGGACATCGACAAAATCATAAAAGAGGTGATGAGCAATGAAGCTTCATGATTATCAGGAATATGCAGTTAAGTTTATTGAAGAACACAAAATTGCAGCACTTCTGCTTGATATGGGTCTTGGCAAGACAATTACAACTCTGACTGCCATTAACAATCTGATATATGACCTGTTTGAAGTCAGAAAAGTTTTGATTATCGCACCGCTGAGAGTAGCAAGAGATACATGGTCGGCAGAAGTGCAAAAATGGGATCATCTGAAGCTCCTGAGATACAGTGTTGCAGTCGGAACAGCAGAAGAACGCATTGCAGCTTTAAAGGCAGATGCCGACATCTACGTCATCAATCGTGAAAATGTGGACTGGCTTGTCAGCAATACAACATTCGATTACGATATGATCGTAATTGATGAATTGAGTTCGTTTAAGAACCATCAGAGCAAACGATTCAAAGCATTGATGAAGGTCAGACCAATGGTGAAACGAATCGTAGGATTGACAGGCACTCCTGCAAGCAACGGACTTATGGACTTATTTGCGGAGTTCCGTCTGCTGGATATGGGAGAACGCTTGGGAAGATTTATCGGACAATACAGAAACGAATATTTCAAGCCGGATAAGCAGAACGGCTATATCGTGTATTCCTATAAACCTCTGCCTGATGCAGAAGAAAGGATATACGAGAAAATATCGGACATTACGGTTTCCATGAAAGCAATTGACCACTTGAAAATGCCTGAACTCATTTCAAACGAATACATGGTGAAGATGTCTGATTCTGAAAAAGAAAAATATAAAGAATTGAAAGATGAATTGATTCTTGAGGTTCAGGATACGGAGATCACAGTAGCAAATGCAGCGGCACTTTCAAACAAACTGTGTCAGATGGCAAATGGTGCAATTTATGATGATAGTGGAGAGATAATCCCGATACATAGCCGAAAACTTGATGCATTGGAGGATATTATCGAATCAGCAAACGGGAAACCGGTTCTTGTGGCTTACTGGTTCAAGCACGACAGAACGAGAATTGCTGAAAGGCTTAGCAAGCTTGGAGTTCAGTATCAGGAAATCAAATCAGCACAAAGCATAAAGAACTGGAACAGCGGAAAATTGCAGGTCGCATTGATACATCCCGCAAGTGCAGGTCACGGATTAAATTTACAGACAGGAGGAAATTTTCTTGTTTGGTTTGGGCTGACCTGGAGTTTGGAACTTTATCAGCAAACCAACGCAAGATTATGGCGACAGGGGCAGAAGTCCGAAACTGTTGTTATTCAGCATATCATCACAAAAGGTACGGTTGATGAAAAAATTCTGAAAGCACTTACCGAAAAAGATAAAACACAGACAGCCTTGATGTCAGCGGTCAAGGCGGAACTGGAGGAAATATGACAGCAAAAGAATACATGGAACAGGCACGTTATCTTGATATGCAGATCAATTCTAAAATTGAACAAATTAGAAACCTGAACGAGCTTGCGACAAAAGCTACAACAGTTTACAGCGATATGCCGCACAGTCCAAACAGAAACACTTCCCGAATGGAAGAAACCGTTGTAAAAATCATCGACCTTGAAAGTGAAATCGACAGGGATATTGATACCTTGGTGAATTTGAAACGTGAGATCATGCGTGTTGTAAACAGAATTGAACCTGCGGAATACAGAACAATCCTGGAGATGCGTTACTTGCAATTTAAGAAATGGGAACAAATCGCCTTGCTGATGTCTACAGATTTAAGGTGGGTTTATCGTATGCACGGCAGAGCATTGAATGAAGTGCAGAAAATTATAAACTCGCCACTAAAAGCCATTGAAAGCCACTAAGAAAATGTGGTATTATTATAATCAGAAAAAAGGATGTGAGAGAATGCCGAAGAAGTGTAAGCACCCTTGCAGTTACCCAGGCTGTCCGAACCTTACCGACAGCAGATACTGCAAGATACATAAACAGCCTGACAGACCGTCAGCTGCAAAGCGTGGTTACAACAGCAAATGGCGTAGGCTCAGTAAAGCTTACCTCCGCAAACACCCGATGTGTGTACGCTGTATGCAGCAAGGACGATACGTTCCTGCAACTGTGGTCGACCACATACAACCGCATCGTGGCAACCCTGCTTTGATGTGGGACGAATCCAACTGGCAAGCCTTATGCAAACCGTGCCATGATAAAAAGACATGGACGGAAGATAAGAACCCTGTTTATACATATTGAAAAGCCTCTGGGGTATAAAAATCTCTAACAATAGGCAAAACATTGACCGGTGGCCCCTCTTACGCACAAAAATGGGTATTCAAACACCCTATTGACCCCTCAGAGATAAAAATACTGAAAAACACTGATAACAGCTAACTTTGCCGACTTTTGCAGTCGGCATTTTTTATGCCCGATTTTAAGTTTTGTTTGATTTTCTTTGATTTTTCGGAGGTGATGACATCATGGCGAAAGACGGTACAAACCGAGGCGGTGCAAGAGCGGGTGCAGGCAGGCCGAGAAAAGCACTCACTGAGAAGATTGCTGAGGGAAAATCGGCAGCAGTTATGATGCAGCCTGCGGATATAGAATCTGCTGAAACACCGCCTGTCAGAGATTTCATGAAAGAATTACAGCGTGACGGCACAAAACTCCTTGCAGATGATGTGTATACAGAAACTTATCAATGGCTGAAAGAACGTTCCTGCGAGAAGATCGTCAGCCGTCAGCTTGTGGAACAGTATGCCATGAGCATTTCCCGTTGGATTCACTGCGAGCAGATTGTTACAAAGTACGGATACATTTCCAAACATCCTACAACTGGTGCGGCAATTGCCTCTCCCTATGTAGCGATGTCACAAAATTACATGAAACAGGCAAACCAAATCTGGAATCAGATTTTTCAGATAGTCCGTGAAAACTGCTCTGTGGAATTTCAGGGCAATCCGCAGGAAGATATGATGGAAAAATTACTGAGAAGCAGAAAGTGAGAAATACATGAAAGCAGATGTTCAATTCTGGAGAGAACTGAAACAGCAGAGAAACAACATGACCAAACAGCAATACCGCACAATAAAAGGACAGGCTGTCAAAGGCAATATGGATGCCGCCCGAAGAGGTATGCTCAGAATTCAGCAGAGGAGGAATTACAGATGACAATGACCACAGAATTTCAGCTTGTTGACATCAACAAGTTAGTGCCTTATGCAAATAACGCTCGTACACACAATAAAGAACAGATTCTGAAACTCCGTTCTTCCCTCCGTGAGTTTGGATTTGTGAATCCTGTCATCATTGACAAGGAATACAACGTTCTTGCTGGGCATGGACGCATCATGGCAGCAAAGGAAGAAGGAATTACAGAAGTTCCTTGTGTATATGTTGACCATTTCACAGAGGCACAGAAAAAGGCATATATTCTTGCCGACAATCGTATGGCATTGGACGCAGGCTGGGACGATGATTTGCTTGCTGTTGAGATGGAAGAGTTACAGAATCTCGGATTTGACCTTGGTTTGACCGGTTTCGATGAATCTGAAATTGCTGATTTATTTGATACAAACAGCGGTGATGAAGTCAAAGACGATGATTTTGACCTTACCAAGGCACTTGAAAAGGCTGCATTTGTACAGCATGGCGATATCTGGATTGTCGGAAAACATAAGCTGATGTGCGGCGACGCTACTTCTGCGGAAGATGTATCTGCTCTTATGGGAGATACAAAGGCAAACCTTATTCTGACTGATCCGCCCTATGGAGTTTCTTTCAAGAGTTCCAGTGGACTTACCATTCAGAATGACAGTATGAAAAACGAAGAATTCTACAACTTTCTTCTT